AACTACCGACAATGTAACCTTTGCGAAGACTACATTAGACTCTGCGGTTGTTGATGGAATCAACTTTAATGTTTTAACATCAAGACATTCAAATACCGCAGGAACAGTATTCTTTGACTCAGACCACCAAAAAGGTTTGTCTGTTGTTATGGATACTCAGAACAATCCGAATCCTGACGTAACTCTTAATATTGGACAAGAGATATTCTTATATGTCCATAACTTAACTGGTGCTCAGATTGACAATGGTGATGCAGTCTATATTTCTGGAACTGCACACGGTAAACACCCACAAGTATCTCTTGCACGTGCAAACGCATCTGGAACAGGACAACCTTCTGGTCTTGCGACTATGGACATTCCTGATGGTGCTCACGGTTGGGTAACAAGATATGGTATTGTCCGTGATGTAAACACTGGTAGTTTTGCTGCTGGTTCTACATTATATCTTTCTGCTGATTCCGCAGGTAAGTGGACATCAAACGAAGTTACTGTAGATACTGGATATCCTTTCCATATTGGTCGTGTTCTGACTGCTGACTCTAATGTTGGTACAATCCTTGTAGACGGATTCAGTGAACACTACGAATATCTACGTATTGAGGATAGATTAAAAGTCTCAGGTAGACTTGAAGCTGACTCTGCTTCACTTTTAAACGTTCAGTTTAATACAACTCTGTTTGACTCACATCAACCATATGCTGAAGGTCTGTTATATTACGATAAAAAACATAAAGCACTTAACTATTATGATGATATCGTGGATATGAATCACGAGATTGGTCTCCAAGAGCACCAACGTGTATTCAATAATAGTGGTGCAGTGATTAAGAAGGGTTCTGCACTATACTTTAGTGGTAACTACTTATCAGGTGATATTGATGTTCCGACTGTTGGTCTTGCAGACGCAACAGACGTAAACGCATATAACGCTCAAGGTATTGCTGCTCAAGATATTCCAAACAACTCTTATGGTCACTGTTTGATTGCTGGTCAATTGACTGATGTTAATACTGCACACTTGAGTGATGGAACGAACTTCTTCGTATCCGTGACTACGCCTGGCTCACACCAGAATGCATCTCCGACATATCCAAACTTCCCTATGTGTTTGGGTTGGGTTGTTAAAACTGGTGATTCAGATAACGGTATTTTACTTGTCAATCAACAGAACCACTCAGTTAACTCATTCCGTGTAAGAACTTCTGCACACATTGGTACAGACTTACAGGTTGATGGTAACTTAACGATTTTAGGTAGTCAGACCACTGTAGGTACATCTAATGTAACTCAGGGTTCTCCAATCTATCGTCTTAACGAAGGTGATGCGATTGGTGAAGCAGGAACAGTCTTTACTGGTACTGGTCTTGACGATGCCTTCTTTGCAGGTCACTTTACAGGAACTACTGCACAAACTTACTATGTCAAGATTGACGGTGTAGGAACTGGTGCAAGTGGTGTAGATACCTTTGCTGTTGCACTTGGAACAGATAGTGCGTTTGCATCTCCTGTTCTTACAAAACAGAATATTACTGGTGACCCACAACTTATTCACTCTGCCGATAATATCTCGGTTGAGTTTGGTGCGACTACAGGTCACGATAGTGGTGATAGATGGTCTGGTACTGCTTCTCCTGTTAATGTAGATACTGGTTTCTTCACAAACCGAAACACTGGTACAAGTGGTGTCGGTTATACCCATATGGGTCTATGGTTTGATGTCACTGACGAAAAGTGGAAAATCATTGACGAGTATGACTCAACACCTACAGGAACAATTAATGCTGCTGACTCTTCATTTAGTCTTGCGACTCTAGTTGCAGATACGTTTGAAGGTAGTCTGATTGGTGCGGTAACAGGTAATGCTCAAACTGCTTCTGCTCTTGCAACTGGTAGAGACTTCTCCTTAACAGGTGATATTACTGCAAGTGCGGTATCCTTTGACGGAACAGGTAACGTAACACTTACAACTGCATACAACCCAGGCAGTATCGTAAACGCAGATATTAATGCAAGTGCTAATATTGCTGATAGTAAACTTGCAACTATTAGTACCGCAGGTAAAGTTCAGAACTCTGCAACCACTGCCACAAGTGCAAATACTTCTTCTGCAATTATTGCTCGTGATGCGAGTGGTAACTTTGCAGGTGGAACATTTACTGGTGAAATAAATCGTGACGCACAAACTACAGTAAGTGCAGGAACTTATGGTTCTGCTACAGCAATCCCTGTTATCACTATTGACGCAAATGGTTTCATTGATAGTGCAGGAACAGTTGGTGTATCTGGTATTACTGGTGTAGACTTTGATAGTTCAAACGGAACACTTACTATTCAGACAAGTGGTACTGACTTCGCTGATGTATTAACTCTTGACCCATTCACTACTGCGGACTTGACAGAGAATACTAATCTCTATCACACAACCGCAAGAGCAAGAAGTGCTATTAGTGCAGGTGGAGACCTAAGTTATAACTCTACTACTGGTGTAATGTCATTTACTGAATCGGATAGAAGTCCTGCTGATATTAGAGGATTATTCTCCGCAGGTGGTGATTTAAGTTATAACTCTGGAACTGGACAATTCTCATTCACCGATTCTGCACAACATACAAGTGCAGAGATTCGTGCAATGTTCTCCGCAGGTGGAGACCTTGCATATAATAGTGGTACTGGTGAATTTAGTGTAACTAAGTTTACTACTGCTGATGCAAGAGGTTCAATATCATTAACAGACGCTGGCGGTGCTGGTTCTGCTTCATACAACTCTACTACTGGTGTAATTACATATACTGGGCCGAGTGACGCAGAGATTCGTGGTAAGATTAGTGCTGGCGGAGACCTTGCATACAACTCAAGTACTGGTGTAGTATCATTCACCGAAAGAACAGACGGTGAAGTAAGAGGATTAGTATCTGCAAGTGGTGACTTATCATATAACTCTGGTACTGGTGTGTTCTCATTTAGTGAGACGTATTCTACTGCAAGTGAACTTCTAACCGCAGTTAAGACTGTAGATGGTGCAACAAGTGGATTAGATGCAGACTTACTTGACGGTGAACACGGTGCTTACTATAGAATCAATGTATATAACAATGCAGGCACGTTGTTAAACTAAGGATAAATAGATAAATGGCATATACAAGAATACAAACTAGAAGTGAATTTATAGACTATTGTCTACGTAGACTAGGTCATCCTGTTATTGAAGTCAATGTTGATGACGAACAGATTGATGACCGTGTCAATGACGCATTACAATTGTTTAATGAATATGGTGCAGAAGGTAGTTTCCGTGCATATGTTCCTCTTACAATAACACAACTTATTATTGACCGTGGGTTTATTGATTTTGACATTGATACCATACAAGGCATTGATAACCCAGACAATATTTTAAATGTTGTTCGTGTATTTCCAATTGATAGTCAAACCGAAAGTGTTAACTTCTTTGATGTCAAATATCAAATGCGACTGAATGATATGTGGGATTTAAATACTGGTGTTGGAGACCTTGCATATTATGAACAAATGCAACAATATCTTTCTACTATTGATTTAAAACTAAGTGGTACTCCTCAGATTCAATTTACCAGAGCAGGCAATACTTTAAATATTTTTGGAGATATTTCTGGAAGTAAAGGTGATTTACAAGTAAATGATAAGATTCTAATGGAAATGTATTTCACAACTGATGCAAATGTCAACGGTAAAATCTACAATAATATCTTCTTAAAAGAATATGCAACTGCACTTATCAAAGAACAATGGGGACAAAACCTTATTAAATTTGAAGGAATGGTATTGCCTGGCGGTGTTCAATTAAACGGTAGACAAATACTAGAAGACGCAAGACAAGAAATAGAAGTGATTAGACAAAGAATCTATAACGAGTATGATATACCACCAGATTTCTTTGTAGGGTAATTAAATGGCAACGAATCCGTATTTCAAACAAGGAGTTCGTTCTGAACAATCATTATATGAGGACATCATTATTGAAGGACTCAAAATGTATGGACAGGATGTATACTACCTTCCACGAGAAATAATCAATAAAGATAATGTCTTTCTTGATGATGTTCCGTCACGCTTTGGTTCTTCTTATAAAGTAGAAATGTATATTGAGAACACCGAAGCGTTTGAAGGTGAGGGTGACCTATTTACTAAATTTGGTATTGAACTCAGAGACCAAGCAAACTTTATTGTTTCCAGAAAGAGATGGAAGAATCTTGTAGGTTCTCGTCTTGCAGAAAAGAATTTCCGTCCTCGTGAAGGAGACCTAATCTATCTAACACTATCTGAATCTATATTTGAGATTCGTAGAGTAGAAACAGAAACTCCGTTCTATCAATTACAAAATCTTCCTACATTCCGTATGCAATGTGAATTGTTTGAATACAATGACGAAGACTTTGATACTGGTATTGACGCAATACAAAAGGTTGAAGTAGAATCTGCATATCAAGTTGAACTGACTATGGATTCAGCGGCAGGATATGACCTTGGTGAAACTGTACATCAAGTATTTGGTGATTATACTATGAAAGGTGAAATTGTTGATTGGTCTGATTCAGATAAAGTTCTACAACTTGCACACGTTGGTGCTTCTGATGGTAAGTTCCATACTTTTGGTACAGTAACTCAAGTTGTTGGTCAAACGTCTGGTGCGAAAGCTTCTCCAACGTTTGTACAAGAACTTCAGAAGATACAAGCAGACGCACAAAATACTATCTTTGATGACTTTGAATCAGACTTCTTAGACTTCTCTGAAAGTAATCCGTTCGGAGATATATCATAATGTTTGGTACTTGGTTTTATCATAAGAGAGTAAGAACTGCGGTATCCGTATTTGGTTCTATGTTCAATAACTTGTATGTTCTAAGACAAAATAGTTCTGGTGAAACTATATCTCAAGTAAAAGTTCCTTTATCCTATGCACCTAAGAGAAACTTTATCTCTAGGTTACAAGCAATGAGTAATGGTGAAGACGCAGAACGTAGAGTTGCAATCAAGTTGCCTCGTATGTCGTTTGAAATTACAAATATGCAATATGACGCAACCAGACAATTACCTAAGAACAATAATATCTCTGCAACAGTAGATAATAGTATTACTACCAGAAGAAAACTTTATACCGCAACACCATATACTATTTCATTTCAGTTAAATGTTTATGCAAAATCACAAGACGATGCATTACAAATCGTAGAACAAGTTTTACCTTATTTTGCACCACAATATACCTTGACAATCAAACCGTTTTCTGATATACCTACATTGACCGAAGATGTCCCCATAACATTGTCTGGTGTGACATTCTCAGATGATTTTGAAGGTGCGGTAGAGCAACGTAGGACAATTATATATACTTTAGACTTTGAAATGAAGATTGCCTTATATGGCCCTGAATCTAATAAGAATATTATCCGTGAAGTTAATAATGACTTATTCTTACAAAATGCAGGACTTGAAGATAGTGATGTGTATATTAAGACCTTACAGATAACTCCTGACCCAACCTCTGTAAGTGCTGATAGTGATTACGGATTTATTGAAACTGATATAGATAGTGCATAATGACCGATAAGAATGACAAGAAAATAAAAGATGATTATGAGTATTCTCGTGAAACCTACTATGAAATATTAGAGAAGGGTAAAGAGAGTATGGAACTAATGATTGAAGTCGCAAGGGAAAGTGAACACCCTCGTGCGTTTGAAGTGTTATCTACTATGATGAAAAACATGGCAGATGTTAATGATAAACTTATGGATTTGAATAAGAAAAACAAAGACATAAACAAAGAAGACGACCCTAAACAACTGGGTAATACTACAAACAATCTATTTGTGGGAACTACTACGGACTTACAGCGACTTATTAATAATGAAAAGAATGTAGTAATAGATGCCGAATCCGAATCAGAATGAATCCTACCTTGGCAATATTAATGTCAAGCGTGATGGGGTTCAACATAATTTTACTGAAGAAGAAGTAAAAGAATACATCAAGTGTTCTAAAGACCCTGTACATTTCTGTAAAACTTATCTTAAAGTTATTTCCCTTGATGAGGGTCTAGTACCCTTTACCCTATATCCTTATCAAGAAAAAATGTTCAAACATTTCAATAATAATAGATTCTCTATTGTTCTTGCGTGTCGTCAATCTGGTAAATCTATTAGTTCGGTTGGATATATTATCTGGTATGCTTGTTTTCATAGTGAGAAAACTATTGCCATACTTGCCAACAAGGGTGCAACTGCAAGAGAAATGTTAGCACGTGTTACTCTTATGTTAGAGAATTTACCCTTCTTTTTACAGCCAGGCTGTAAGGCACTTAACAAAGGTTCGATTGAGTTTAGTAATAATAGTAGAATTATCGCAAGTGCAACTTCTGGTAGTTCTATTCGTGGTATGTCTGTTAACCTACTATTCCTTGACGAGTTTGCTTTTGTAGAAAGAGCGAACGAATTCTATACTTCTACCTATCCAGTTATCTCCGCAGGTAAAGATACCAAGGTTATTATTACTTCTACTGCAAACGGTATTGGTAATACTTTCCATAAGATATGGGAAGGTGCAGTTCAGAAAGTAAATGAGTTTATTCCTTTTACCGTTAACTGGTGGGACGTGCCAGGCAGAGATGAGGAATGGAAGAATCAGACTATTGCGAATACGTCTCAATTACAGTTTGACCAAGAGTTTGGAAACACTTTTTATGGGACAGGTGATACCCTAATCAATGCCGAAACATTATTATCATTTAGAGCGTCTAACCCAAAAGAAGTTCTTGAGGGTGGCGACTTATTAATATATGACCGTCCAAACAAAGACCACGATTATATCATGACTGTAGACGTATCAAAGGGAAGAGGTCAGGATTATTCTACCGCAACGGTAATTGATATCAGCGTAAGACCCTTTAAACAGGTTGCTATCTATCGCAATAATACTATATCTCCAATACTCTTGCCTAATATTATATATAAGTACGCAAAAGTCTATAATGAGGCATATGTCGTAATTGAATCTAATGACCAAGGGTCTTTGGTCTGTAACGGATTATATCAAGACTTAGAGTATGATAATATTCATATGGAGTCTGCGGTAAAAGCTGACCGTATTGGTATTGAAATGAATCGTAAGGTTAAACGATTGGGTTGTTCTGCTATCAAAGATATTCTAGAGAATCAAAAACTACAGATTGTTGATGAGAATACCATTATGGAAATATCTACTTTTGTCTCTAAAGGTCAATCTTATGAAGCGTCTGACGGTAATCATGACGATTTAATGATGAATTTAGTTATGTTTGGATACTTTGTATCGTCTCAGTTCTTTGCAGATATGACAGATATTAACCTAAAAGAAATGATGTTTGCAAAGAAAATGAAAGAAATTGAAGACGATGTACCTCCTGTAGGGTTTATTGATGACGGTTTAGAACAGGTTAGACAGGAAGAAGACCAAAAATCTATGGGATGGCACACCTATGAAGGTATGGATATAGGTGTAGAAGATTGGTAATGTATAAATAAAGGTATGTGAACATTACCGTATTATGAAAACTTATAATTAAACTAAAGGAAAAAAGTTATGGCTCTTTTTACACCCTCTGCTTCTCCTGCTGTAACAGTAAAAGAAATTGACCTGACGGGCGTAGTGCCTAACGTTCAAACTTCTACTGGTGCATTTGTGGGAAATTTCGGTTGGGGGCCTGTTGGAGTTGCGACTCTGGTCTCAGATGAATCTGGACTAGTTAGTACCTTCTCAGCACCAACTGATGAAAATACGGTAGATTTCCATTCTGCTGCTTATTTTTTAAAATACTCAAACTCACTACTCGTTGTACGTGAGCAGGATAGTGATGGCGTTAACGCTGTTGCTAACCATTCATCCCTAGGTAGTTTGACTGCACAAGCAATCAACAACTTAGACGCATTTGAGAACTTATCTCTTGATAGTTCTGACGGTGCGTTTATTGCCAAGTACCCAGGCACAATTGGTAACTCATTGAAAGTATCCGTTGTCGGAACTGACAGTGCAAGTGGTTCTTCATTGAACTTTGACAATTGGGCATATAAATCTGAATTTGATGCTGCCCCAGGCACATCTAAATTCGTAACTGACCTTGGTGGGTCTAATGACGAAATTCACGTTGTCGTAGTTGACGAAGACGGTGAAATTTCTGGTACTGCTGGAACAGTTCTAGAAACTTTCCCATTCTTGTCTGTTGCTAAAAACGCAAAAGCAAGTGACGGAACTTCAAACTACTATAAAGACGTTCTAAAGAATCGTTCTAATTGGGTATACTCTGGTGACTTCCATACTGGTGACTCAGATAGTCTGAGTGACTTTGTAGGTTCAAACTGGGGCAACAACGCTACAACATCTGGTGAGGACTTTGCGACTGGACAAAACTTCAGCGCAACTCAAAGCACTTGGTCATTTGCTTCTGGTGTGACCTCTTCTTCATTAGGAACTGACGATGTACTTCGTGGTTTCGATAAATTTGAAGATAAGGACAACATTGAAGTAGATTTCTTAATTGCTCCAGAATCTATTGCAGACGCAACTGCAACTACTATCGTAAATGATTTAGTAGGTATTGCAGGCACAACTCGTAAAGATTGTGTTGCTGTCGCATCACCTTCACGTAATGCTGTAATTACTGTAGGCACTAATGCAGGTGTCTTATCTTGTAATAACACTTACACGAAGTCTTCGTATCTAGTACAGGATAACAACTACTTGAAAGTATTTGACAAATATAATGACAAATACATCAAGATTCCTGCTAACTCCTCAACAGCTGGACTAATGGCAGCTACTGACTTAGTAGCAGCACCGTGGTTCTCTCCAGCTGGTTCTAGACGTGGTCGATATGTTGGTATTACTGACATCATCTTATCTCCGACTAAAGCAGAAAGAGATACATTATATAAGGCTGGTATCAACCCAATTGCAAACATTCCAGGCGAAGGCATTATGCTCTTCGGTGACAAAACTAACGAATCAAGACCTTCTGCGTTTGACAGAATCAATGTTCGTAGATTGTTCCTTGGAATTGAAAGAGCAATTGCAATTGCAGGACGTAATGTAATGTTTGAATTCAATGACGAGTTTACTCGTGCTGAGTTCGTAAACATTGTCGAACCGTTCCTTCGTGAGATTCAAGGAAGACGTGGTATCACGGACTTCAGAGTCGTATGTGACGAAACGAACAATACACCTGCTGTAGTTGACCGTAATGAATTCATCGCATCTATCTTCATCAAACCTGCTCGTTCTATTAACTTCGTAACATTGAATTTTGTTGCAGTTAGAACTGGTGTTGAGTTTGAAGAAGTAGTTGGCACAGTATAAGGAGTAAGGAAAAATGGCAATATTAGGCGTAGACGACTTTAAGTCAAAACTCAGAGGGGGCGGTGCTCGTCCTAATCTGTTTAAAGCGACTGTCAACTTTCCAGGCTATGCAGGAGGGGACGTAGAACTTACTTCCTTCTTGTGTAAAACTGCTCAGTTGCCAGGCTCAATAATGAACTTTGTAGATGTACCTTTCCGTGGTCGTCAGTTAAAAGTAGCTGGTGACAGGACTTTTGAACCTTGGACTGTAACCATCATTAATGATACGGATTTCACAATCCGTGATTCTATGGAACGTTGGATGAACGGTATCAATGCACATAGTGCTAATACTGGTTTAACTAACCCTATTGATTATCAAGCAGACTTGATAGTTGAACAATTAGATAGAGATGGTGAAACTCTTAAAACTTATAACTTCCGTGGTTGTTTCCCAACTAACGTGTCACCAATTGACGTAAGTTATGAGACTGTAGACCAGATTGAAGAGTTTACCGTGGAGATGCAAATCCAGTACTGGGAATCAAACACGACAAGTTAATTTGATTATAGATATAGTGTTAGAAGGACGAAAAGGTTCGCTACCCTTTCTTCCTGAGAATAGTCCTTCTAACACTTTACTTTTTACAGGAGAAAAGTTATGAAAAGTTGGTATAAACAAACAAAAGAAGAAGCGTTATATTGGAAAGACTTATTTGAGGATTATGAACCTCAATGGGATGAAACTGATTTAGTTCACACTGGACTGAAAGGAACTATGGAAGGTGAAAAGAATCCAATGTATGGAAGAAAACATACAGAGGAGACAAAAATGTTAATGAGAGAATTAAAACAGGGTTATAAACCACATAACACTGGAAAGAAACTCTCAGAACAACACCGTAAGGCAATAAGTGAGGGTCTTACTGGTTTAGGATATAAAAGATACCCTTGTGGTAAACTAACAGGTGGAACTAAATGGTGGAACAACGGTGTTTCACATAAAAGATGTATTGAATCGCCTGGCGATGAATGGGTTATTGGTAGAATAAATAAAGGTAACTTAGGCGGAGCTAGGTACAGGAAATAATATGGCACAAGATACAGATAATAGTATTCTAAAACTATTTGGATTTGAACTCAAACGAGCGTCAGACCAAAAACCAAAAGAAAAAGAAAAACTTAAATCTATTGTTGCTCCTACCGATGATGATGGAGCAGGATATGTTACTGCGTCTGGTTCTCACTATGGTCAATACATTGACATGGAAGGGAGTCAAGCAAAAGACAACCAACAGTTAATTTTAAAATATCGTGGTGTCGCATCGCACCCTGAAGTAGATGCAGCTATTGAAGATATCGTTAATGAATCTATCGTTGGTTCAGAAATGGATACTACTTGCGAACTTAATCTGGACAAAGTAGAAGCACCAGATAATATTAAAAAACAAATGATTGATGAATTTAACAGCGTCTATGGTATGTTAAAATTCACCGATTTAGGTCACGACATTTTCCGTTCATTCTATGTAGATGGTAGAGTATATCACCACCTCGTAGCAAATGAATCAAATCTTAAAGCAGGTATCCAAGAAATAAGAACAATTGACGCTGCTAAGATTCGTAAAGTAAAAGAAATAAAACACAAGAAAGACCCAATAACAGGTGCAAAGATTGTTGAGAAGGTCTCAGAATTTTATATCTATCAAGAGAAAGCAGGAACTAATCAAGGTGTAAGACTTTCTCCAGATAGTGTTTCATATGTGTCTAGTGGACTATTAGACCCAAGTAAGAAACAGGTTGTGTCCTATTTACATAAGGCACTAAAACCAATTAACCAATTAAGAATGTTAGAAGACTCTTTGGTCATCTATCGTCTTGCTCGTGCTCCAGAACGTAGAATATTCTATATTGACGTAGGTAATATGCCACGTAATAAATCAGAATCATATATGCGTGATATTATGTCTCGTTATAGAAACAAGATTGTATATGATTCAAGTACTGGTAATCTAAAAGATGACCGTAAACATATGTCAATGTTGGAAGACTTCTGGTTACCTCGTAGAGAGGGTGGTAGAGGAACAGAGATTACTACTCTGCCAGGCGGTGAGAACCTTGGTCAGATTGACGATATTTTATACTTCCAGAAGAGATTGTATCGTTCATTGAACGTACCAGTCAATCGTCTGGAACAAGAAGCACAATTTACACTAGGTAGGTCAACCGAGATTTCTAGGGACGAAGTTAAGTTCCAGAAGTTTATTGACCGTCTACGTAGAAGATTCTCAATGTTGTTTACTGGTATTCTCAAGAAACAACTTATCCTTAAAGGTATTATTACTGAACAGGATTGGGAAGAGTGGAAGAATGCAATTACTGTAGACTTCCAAAAAGATAACCACTTTACTGAACTAAAGAATGCAGAAATATTACAAAACAGACTGCAAACTTTAGACCAAATATCTCAGTATGTTGGTGAGTATTTCTCACGTGAGTGGGCAATGAAAAATGTAATGATGATGTCTGACGAAGACATTGACGAAATGAAAAAACAAGTCGAGGGAGAAAACTCTGTCCCTGACGAAGACGAGGAAATGTAAATGAGTGAATTAGATAATCAAGAAGTTCAAACCGAAGAACCTACTGCGGTTCAAGAACTTATCAATCAGATTACTACAGGTGACCTTAACAAAGCACAAGGTTCATTCCAAAGTATTGTTACTGATAAAATGGCAGATGCATTAGAAGCACAACGTATTGCGACTGCACAAGCAATCTTTAATGACGCTGACGAAGACCTTTTAGATGACGAAGAAGGTATAATCGGAGACGAAGAGGACACGTTGCCAGAAGTTGAAGATTTAGAAAATGTAGAAATCTCAGACCACGATGAAGTGGAATACGAAGAAGACACCGAAGAAGACTCAGAAGAAGACTAAGACATTGATTATATTAAATACGATGGCGAGGACAGGTTCGTATTTCGCCCACAATATTATTATGGACAACTTGGTTAAACAAGATGAATCTTGGAAACCTCTTGTGGATAATTGCTATATGCAGATGTATGGTCTAATGAATAATTTAGACACACCTGATTGTTATACACATATCAAGAATCCTATAGAACCTTTTGCAGGATTATCTTTAGACCATTATGGTACGGAACATCCTTTTGGTTCTAACTATGAGGATATTAGTAAAGAATTAGAAACTAATAAGTTACCCTTTACCATTTCAAATATCTGGAATGAAAAAGAGTATGCACACGTATCTAAGTTGAAAGATGAAGGATGGGAAGTAATATCTTTATATCGTAAAGATAAGTTGAAATGGTTTATGTCAACCGCCCTTGCTGTAGGGATTAATGACGTAAATATGTTCCACGCACATAATAAAGAATCTGAAGATTATATAAAAAATAAAAGAAAGACATTGGTAGGAAACTTTGATAAGTTTGCTCACGATTTCTTCCCAGTTTGGTACGATTCGTTGGTAAGATATAATAATAACTGCAACGAAACAACAGATAAGTGGATATCATACGAGGAGTTGGTGGAGGATAGTTACTCAATCGTCCGACTAAGTGATAAGTTAGACGATAGTTTAGACCCCTTAGAACGTCCAGTAGTGAGAAAAATACCACATCCAGTTGATAATATGTGGGATTATTTTGAAAAACCAGACGATTTTAAGGAAATATGGGATAGATTTTTTTAACATATGTACTCCGTAAATATTAATTTGTATAAATAATACTATGAAAACTTATAGAGAAATACTAGAATCTATTCAAGAACGTAAGAAACTTGACCAAGGTGAACTGGTATACAATAAGAAGATTAAACGTATATCCGTAGAGATATACAAACAGAAGAAGGGAAACCTTCCTTTTGTGGCATATGTTGATGGCGATAAATTAGATGCCTTCAAATCACAAAAGGACGCAGAAAGGTCTGCACAAAAAGTTATAAAGGAATTAACCTAATGAAGTTAATTACAGAATTTACCGAAAACGAAACTCTACAATGTATTGTAGAAAAGAAAGAAAATGGTGAGAAAGATTACATCATTGAAGGCGTTTTCGCACAAGCAGACAAAAAGAACAGAAATGGTCGTATCTACCCTAAAGCCATTATGGAAAAAGCGGTAGCAAAATATGACCAAGAACAAGTTTCTAAGAAACGGGCAGTAGGGGAACTCAACCACCCTGAAGGGCCGACAGTTAACTTAGACAAAGTTTCGCACCTTATCACTGAACTGAAATTTCAGGGAAATGATGTGGTCGGAAAGGCACAAATATTGGAAACACCAATGGGTAAGATTGTTAAAGGTCTACTTGATGGTGGTGTCCAACTAGGAGTGTCAACTCGTGGTATGGGTAGTCTTGAGCAAAAGAATGGCGCTATGTACGTCAAAGACGACTTTATTCTTAGTACTGTTGACATAGTACAAGACCCATCGGCACCAGAAGCATTTGTTAATGGTATAATGGAAGGTGTAGATTGGGTTTGGAATAACGGTGTTCTTAAACCTCAAGTAATTGAAGAAATGGAGACTGAAATTAAAACCGCTCCGAAACCTGTCTTGTATGAGACAAGTGTACGTGAGTTTAAAAATTTCCTCTCGTTAATCAAATCTAGCATGTAAGGAGACAAACATGACCGAAGAAGTAAAACAAGAGGTTGAACTCCACAATGAATCTATTAACGATGAAATAGTGGAAGAAACTCTCGTAGACGAAAGTACTGCTCCAATGCCTAAAGGGAAACCTGATGCAAATGCAACTGACGAAGAAGAGTCAATTGCGTCTGTAGATAAGGCAGCAAA